GGTTTCTGTTGCTAGGCATATCCTGCCCCGGTTAGCCTTCTCAGGCCACCATTCGAAACTGTGAGTCGTTTGCGTTTACTTTTTTTGCTTGATTAACGGTCATCGCCTACCGTGCTGTCCACTTATTTACTTGTTGCCCTGTCGAAACTATGCAGGCCCATCATAAAAACATTTCACCTAGGATTATTGCTATCCACATCAATACTATCAATGTAACAAAAAATCCAATTGCTTCAATCATACATGCCTTTATGGTGGACCTGGGGGGATTCGCACCCCCGTCCAGAACACTTTTCTCTTTGCTTCATACAGCAATAACTTATACTATACTATCTTTTGACGAGCCTGTCAAGTACGCCCTCGCCCAACTACTTCTAAACCCGTTACACAGGTACGCTTTCCAGGTAAAATTATTTATTAAGCTACTGTAGATGTTGTTACATAGGTCGATGTACTAATGGCCGCATAGGCCGCCGCTTGAACAGCTGGATCGGATGATGTTAAATTTATCAAGTGAGTAACGCCTACTACAGCATCAAGAACATCTGGATGTATAGTTTTCTTATATAGCTCTGCCGCGGCACCTGGAGATAAAGATTGTATACTTGCTAACTTATTTGCGGCTCCTAAAATGGCACTTAAATTACTACCATTAGACATTAAATTAGCCTGATTATATTGATCTTCAATAATTCTATTCATTAGGTCCGTGAAGGCATTGTCTGTATTAGTTTTTAATGTAGTCAAGTATGATATAGTTGTAGTGGTATTTTCAGCCGCCCTAACTAAATTATATATAGAAGTAGTTGCTGATGTTACATAATGTTCATCATATAATGTACCTGCTAGAGTTTCTACAGTAGCAGTTAGTATACTACCATTGCTAGTTTTAAATGTTGTTGGTGGACTAGTTGCTTCTATAATTTGAGACAATGTCATTATTCCATCACTTGGGCCTGTATCACACAATGCATTAGTAAATGCTAATGCATAGTTTAGCATGAAATAATAATTTTGATTAGTAACAGTTGATCCTAGTAGACTTAATTGAACTGTAGATGTCCAATAGGTTTTTAAGTCGTCAATATCTGGTCGATTCCAATGATCAACAGCATTAGGTGATAGTAGCGTGGTAGTAGCTGTACTACCATAATATTCACATCTTCCCCTAGCTGTTCTTAGTGGTATGTCTAGAAAATTATAAGCGGAAGCAGTAGCAGTATTAATATATACATCATGTATACTGGTAATTGGTACAATACTGTTTCCAGGAGACGAATGATGTTCAAGTAGTTTTGCTAAATTAGCCGCAAATGCTGTAACTATTGCTATTGCATCTTTAGGTAATTTTGGAATTGCACCAATGACTTTTTTAACAGTATTCAACATGTCTTTTATGAAGCCTAAAAATGAAAGCTGGTGCATGGCTGGTCTGCCATCTATTGAAACTAACTTATTAGGTGCGATTCGAGCTAACCCTATGAATGTAGTAATAGCACCAATCATTTGAATATTAGTAACCAAATAGCTGCCTACACTTGCTATTGCACCACCGGCTTGGCCCAATGTACCAGTTATATAATATGAAGTCTCTGGTGATAATCCTATACTTTGTAGTCCAGAATTTAAATTAGCTAGACTAAAACTCTCAAAGGCCATATTATTCTCCTTAAGCTAGTGCTATACCTGTAGTCCCTGATAGATATTGATCAGCGGCTTCTTTTTTACTCGGAACCATAGCAAATATATGTGTCTTATTTAAAGTCATTGTATCTTTATCTCCAAGAAACATCCAAGGAATCATGCCTAATCCACCACCTGACATGGTCAATGCTAACGGTCTATTAATTGTAATAGTCGTAGCATCTTCCGATTCAAATCTTGTGATAATTTCATCACCATTGATTAATTTTATACTGACAACATCATTTGCTGCCATGGGTTTTTGTAATAGCATTTTTATCCTTTGCTTGTAAGATGTCTCACATCTTCTTTTCGTCTATTGTTTTCTCTCTCTAAAAATTTAATTCGATGATTTAACTCAACCACTTGTTCCGATAATCTTTGAATTTGTCGTTCAAGGTCTGCAAGTTTTAAATTTTGATTATCGTTGTTCATTTGGCTCGTCATCCCCGATTAATTTCTCTAGTAACTTATAGTTATCATAAGCCTTCTTCAGGGCGGCAAATTTCTCTAATTTTTCTGGATCTGGTTCCATTAATATAGCAAGCCGATTTTCTATTTTTTCAAATAACTTACTAATGTCCCGGCCGTTTATCGTGACCTTGCCTTCAAATTCAGCATCACCTTTAACCTGTATACCACTAGTACCATTAGAACCCGCAGTTGTAATATATGGAGCAGTAGTCCACATGCTGTTACCAGTACCATTAGTTGTATAAATTTGTCCACCTGTTCCGGCAGACGGAATATTATATATGCTTGAGCTACCACTGGCCCACATGGTATTTGCGGTGTTCATGCTGTTAATAGTAGCATATCCGCCGGTACTGTTTATTATTGTATTATCAATAGTAATGGTATCATTTTCTATATCATCCATTAGACTGCCTCTTGCATGTATTTTTGCAGATCAGTAAAACCCCCAACTAATTGTTCATCGATAAAGATTTGTGGAACAGTACGAGCTGTTGGTACTGCTTCTAATAGGTCTGCTTTGGTATAACCGCTACCAATTTTCTTTTCTTCAAACTCTATACCTTTAGATTTCAATAGGGCCTTAGCTTGGTCACAGTAAGGACATTGTTCTTTACTCCATACGATTGCTTTCATAGATCTGGTAACTCCTCATATTGTACTTGATCACTCATAACACCAATTACATAATTGGTTGATTCATTTTCTTGCAGAGCTGTCTGCTTCTTGTTTATATCCACATGTCTATTAAACCAAGGGATGGGACTATTTTTAGGATGTTCTCCTTGATACTTAATACCAATATCCTTTAATCTAGTAAAGGCAGTATAATCAACAAAGTCTTTTAAGATAGTAGCATTAAGACCGATAACTGGTCCTAGTTTGAATAGATAATCTGCCCATTCTTTTTCTTCACGGATAACATCCATATATAATTGATAGACTTCTTCTTCACATTCTGCTTTGGCTCTAACAAATCTTTCATCTTCTTTAACTACATTATTAATTAACCAAGCAGTCCACTCTGCGTGTAGTAATTCATCTTGCAGAATTAAACTGATAATGTTGCCATTGCCGATATAGATTTTATTTTCAACCATTGCTAAACTTGTGGCAAAACTAACCATAAAGCGGAATGCTTCTAATGCGTATGATGCGTGTAGTGCCATGTAAATTGCTTTGATATGTTCTTCTTCACGAACCATACCTGTCATTTCACTGCTTAATTCTTTGTGGCAATTTATTCTATGTAGTTCATCATAATATTTTCCAACACTTGCTGACATTTCTATGATTTCTTTAGTATCGTGAATTTTATTAAATTCTTCCTTAGGTACTCCATAGACATTACGAATAATATGACTATATGATTTACTATGAATATTAGTTTCAAAAAAGCTCCAATTACTGATCAAAGCTTCGAGTTCTGGGATACTAACAACCGGGCTGAAGACCTGGTTTGGTGCGCGACCTTGAATAGAGTCAAGAGCAGTTTGACGCAAAAGATTGCTGGTAAAAATATGTTTGACAGCATCGCTAGCCTCCCTATGATCCATTTTGTCTTTAGTAAGACTAATTTCTTCTGGTACCCAAAAGAATCCACGAGCTAGTTCTTCAAATCGTGCGATCTTAGGATATTTAACTTCCTCAAATCGTTGAACTGTAACTGGACCCTCAGGATCTAAAAACATTTTTCGTTTGAGATAGTTTGTTTGTTTTGTTAAATTGTATTGAGCTTGACTCATTCTGTTTCCGATATATTATAATTTACATGCTTCGCAATCGTCATCTGCGTATATAGTAATAGGTGCCGGTGCAAACACTATGTTGTTGGTATTTGTAACATCCGCCTTAGCACCAACCTTGTTAATTAAACTGTAGTATATAGTCTTAATGCCCCATTTGTAAGCCAACATTAAGTTTTTGGCAATCAATGTTCCGGGAACTTTACCACCTGAGAAATGTGCCGGATTATAGAACGTATTAGTACTCAATGACTGATCTATATATACTGCCAATACTGCACTAGTTTTTAGATAGTCAACACAATCATGTTGATCCCACATCAGTTGATAACGATTCTTTAGGCGTTTGTACTCTGGCACGACTTGTACAAACGATCCAGCTTTTGATTCCTTCACAGAAATCAATTCCATCGGCAATTCGATTCCGTTGGTGGAGTTTAAAACAACTGAGCTGGATTCAACCGGTGCCACGGCCATCAGAGTGGCATTGCGTATGCCATACTTTTTCATTTTTTCTCGAAGAACTTCCCAATCCATACTAGGTATGAAATTAGTCAGTTCGTTTACACCTGGGCTCCTTCTTTCCCACGGAAATATTCCCTTACCATAATAAGTGTGTTCGCTACGCAGACACGGGCCTCTCTCTTGGGCAAGGTCCACACTTGTTTCAGTTAGATAATATGCTTGATGTTCCATCCATCTTTTAACTTCTGCTAGTGCTTCTGGAGTTCCATACTTAAAACTCTTACGAGCATGCCAGTAGGCTAAGTTAGTAATACCGACACCCAATGGTTCAAAGTCTGTATTAGCTAGTTTACTTTGGATGCTTAAGAAGTCTTGATAGTTCAGTAGGTTAGATAGGGAGCGTACAAGGACGCGACACGCTTTGCGCATTTCTTGTGGGTTGCGGAAGGCGCCCCAGTTGATGGAACCAAGAGTGCATAGAGCAATTCTGCCTTCAGGATCTTCAATCCTTTGGAAAGGCTTCGTTGGGAGAAGGATTTCTTGGCAAAGATTACTTTGATATATTGGGTCAACTGTTGTATCGAACGGTCCCTGATTGATAACATTATCGATGTTGACAAGATATATACGCCCCGTATCAGTTCTTTCTTTAAGGATTCCATTTTTAGATATTTCATCCGCTGATACGACCTTCTTCTTCTTTGTCTTATCTTGTTCATATTTTAAATATAGTGTTTCAAATTCTTTACTATCTCTATAGTATGCTTCGTATAGATCAGGAACTTCCGCAGGATCAAATAAGCTCATCATTTCACCGTTTTTATAACGGTTCCAAAACATCTTATTAACTACTACTGAGTAGTCCATTTGTCTTACTCGTGTTTCGTCAGTTCCCTGGTTATTCTTAAGTACGATAAGGTCTTCGAACTGATAATGCCAAACAGGGAAAGTAACAGTACAACTTGCATTTCTAATTCCTCCTTGACTACAACTACGAAGGTCTGCAAACCACTTTTTCAAGAATGGTATCATACCCGTATGTTTTATCTCACCGTTGCGAATTGGTGCTCCTAATGGTCTAATACGGCCAATTTCGAGACCAATTCCGGCTCGTTTTGACGCATATTTGGCCATCATTTCACCGGCGGCGAAGATGCTATCCAATGTATCATCGGAACTAATAAGGACGCAACTACTAAACTGTTTAGTAGTAGTACCGAGACCAGCAAGTACAGGTGTGGCCAAAGTAAAATGTCCTTCGCTAGCACATTCGTAATATTCTTTAACATATTTTAACCTTGTCTCTTTATTTTCAGAATGAAATGCTGTTGCGGCGGCAATAGCATATCTCACCTGTGGAGTTTCATAAATTTTACCATTGGCACGATTTTGTACAAGATACTTTTCAGCTAACTGTGCTATGGCCGCAAAGGTATAGCCTTCGTCTTTACTATGATCTATAAACAGATCAACAATATTCCATTCGTCCTCAGTATACCATTCGAGTAATTCGTGCGTATACATACCTAATTCAATATTCTTTTTGATTATGTTGTATAGTTTAGGAGGTTCGTATCCACCATATACTTGTTTGCGTAACATACTGACTTTTTGTCGGCCTGCTACATATTGATAATTTACATTGTTAATTTCAGGGTTTTCTGTTTCATCTATTAGATCAACCATAGCTTTAAGCAATAGCTCATCTATAGTCTCTGTTGTCATTCCGTCATGTAATTCTATTTGTGCCTTAATTTCGATCATCGATGGACTAACTCCGTCAATGCCTCGGCATGCATTTGCTACCTGTCTCTGTATTTTACTAATGTCTATTGGCACCCGTTCGCCGTTGCGTTTGACAACTGTAATCATTCTTACACCTTTTTATTTTTATTGCTAGGAAGATATTTACCTAGGTCGAGCAAGCTCAACCAGATTTTCTATGAAAAACGAATCGGTAATATGTTGGGTATTAATGACAATAAAACGATCATAATTAAGTACATATAAATCATCCACATACACTAGATTATATAGCCTAGTTCGATTAATGTCTACCAGTGTGCGAATTTCAATTTTTGAATCTTTATATTGTTCTGTTAGTTTGATGGTATAACCAATAATAATAGCTAAGGTTAATTCATCATAGGTATTATCGACTATAATATCCCAAGGGCTTGGCCAACTATATTGATTGTATGGATCAACTTTGTGATTAAATGGAATGGTTCTAATGTCACCCCAAAATTCTGCAATATCTTCCAATACAGTATTTGAATTTTTTAAACCATGTCTAAATTCAATCCAGGCGCTGAGCCTATCTTCTACTAATTCTTGATACATTTATTTTAGATAGTTGTATTTGTATGCAATGGTTGAAGTACGGTTAGTACCTGTATATGTTATCTTAACTTGGTTAGTACTAAAACTTACCTCTGCTGAAAAGTTAATAGCACAGTCATCACCTACATAGGTATAACTGTCTGTAACATTAGCTGATATACCTGATAATAATGAAGTTACATTTACAAGAAGATTTCCTTTTCTTGAATTGCCTTGTGTATATTGATTTACTGTATATTGTAAATTAATTGTTTGGTCAGTCCCAGCATACGGTATTCTTGTTAAAATATTTAAGTCAACTGGATCAATATCCGGAGGAGATGCAACAGAGCTTATTGCTTTAGTAAAAACTGTATTAGGTTGTAAAAATACATGTCCGGAAATATTTTGAGGATATGTGATTGTATTTTTATAATACTCGTCTGAGCTTTCTATCATAGTTGTATCTCTAGAAAACTTGTCTTCTACAGATATATTTCCTTTACTAAGGAATGTAATGACAGAAGATTGTCCATTAAAATCACCACCATAACCTGTTAGTGTTTTATTTCCTACTTCTCTAAAAGAATTAAACATACTGACATTTTCTGAATACTGTCCGTTGTTATCACCAACATAGATTGCTTCATATTCTATATCTTCAAATTTATTATATCCTATCTTTGATCGTGAAGGACCTTTACTTTCATTTGTAGAAAGATTATAAACAATACCTTTATATAATGTATCAAATTTATTTTCAACTACAGTAATATCTTCGATATCATAATTGGACAATATACCATATTTTAAACTACTAAAGATACAATCTTTAATTAATATGTTCTTTGTAGGGATAGCAGATTGTGTTAGCTCAGGTTGTGATCTAAATTCAATACCTACATAGGCATTACCACTGTTTACTGATACATTATGATGACCTGAAAATTTACAATTAATAATTTGAGAATCTTCAACGCAGTCTGCTCTTAATAAAGGAAGAACATTATTTCTACCAACATCAACACTATAATTTAATGTGATACCTTCTAGATGAATGCCTCTTGGCTTAGTAGCACTTTGAATATAGTTTTCATCTTGTACTAACATTATAGGTATGCCCGGGGTACTTGTTCCATCAACAAACTGCAATAATGCAGTGTTCATTTCAGTAATTACCAATATAGTTTTATCAATTCCATCACCAATAAATGTAGCGTATGGGGGAACATATATTGTAGACGATATCATATATGTACCTGCTGAGAAGTACAATTTTTTTCTATTGGTATGATTAATAACCGTAGATAAGAATATTTGATCTATAACATTTTGTAGGGCAACTGTTACATCAGTAACGCCATCCCCTACTACTCCAAAGTCTGCTACATTTATAAAGTCGTCAAGTTTAGCAAAAATTGTTCGTTGTGTTCCTGGATCGATACTTAGGTCGACTAAGCTAGTTCCATAAGTATAGGTTGGTAAGTTAAAAAGATTTGAAATTGTATGTTCTGTAAGAATTTCAGTATTTCCTACAGCAGGTGCGCCCTCTGAAACTGAGCCGTTACCTATATATAATTTCTGTGAGTCAACAGCCCAACCAAATTCTCCACTATCTAACTGTGGAATACCTGTTTGATTTTCCTGTCCTCGTCTAACCTGTATTTTTGCAATTTCAATAACAGCCATGCTTTTGTCCTCTTATGAGGTATTTATGCTATTATTGCTTGTAATATTCCTCTACTTTGTTTAACCACAAATCTTGGTACTTGTTAAAGTCTTTAGGCCATAGATCAAATTGCTGATATTGTAGGTCTCTACTGCACATAAACACATGGCCTTCTTTAATGTCTGTTCCGTACACTTCATTATGTGCTAGTATATAGGCCATTAATTGAATATAGTAATCTTCGATCCACTCTTCTTTTTTAGGCTTGTTAGTTTGTTTATAATCACAAACACTAGGATTACCTTTATAAACAGCAACTAGGTCAGTAGTTCCGGAATATAGTCCTGGAAAGTATAAACTCTGTTCCATAGCCCATACTTCATCTACATTGCTTAGACCGTTCTCGATAATAACATCGGCCATTTTATTGGCCTGTACATGTACTACATTATTACCAGGTTGGCGTTCTAGCCCTGCAAGGAATCTTTCTAGATTATTATGCATGGCTGTACCTACACCAGCGGCTTCTGTAGTGATCTGTTGTGCCTTTTCGTGCCCTATTCTATTTTTCCATTCATTAAGTGCTGTCATGTCTTTAGTAGCACTAAGGATAGTAGTAACTGAAGGAGTTTTTTCACCGTCTGGAGTTAGATAAACTCGTTTACGGGTTACAGGATCATTAATCTGTTTGCAGGATTTATATTGTATTTTTTCTACAAATGGAGGAGGAGTATATGTCATATAAACTAATTATACTGACATTGGTCGCAAAGAGCAACCTTTTGATTAGCCCAAATCTTGTTGGAAGTCTTGTGCGCCTTTTTTAGCCATTTGGTCCACTCCAGGACCTTTGGCAACACCGGAAGGACCAGGCATTGGATCAGCTTCAGTTTTTAATTTAATTTCTTGTTCGTCTTCTTGTGGATCGTGAATAAGTTTCTGAAGATCTCTATGTTTATCATATAGCTTTTTCAAAACGTCATAATCAATACCACTATAGCCTTGATTAATTAATAGATCATTTAACGCTGGATATGATATAGACATCTGATCTTCAGACTTACCGGCGGAATGACTATCATTACCGCCGATAACATTATTCAATAACAGGATGAGATCGTTTATAAAACGATCTTCCACTTCATATAATCTCATCTGCTAAGAGTTCTCATTAATGAATGTGCTTCTGCTAAACGGCGTTGTTTGGCTATTTCACGACTTTCACGCATCTCACGGCTACTTGATGCGGCATCAGTTGCATCAAATCCATCACCACCTGCGTTCATTTCATCTGCACCTGCTGGAGGAATTTCTTCACCGCCAACATCATCGGCAGCTGGATTCATACCTGGCTCGCCCATTGGTTCCATATCAGTAGCTTCGCCTGCTAGTACAGCAACAGCATGACTAATAGTCTCGCGTTGTTGTGTTAGTGTTTCTAATGTAGCACTTAATGCTGGTGCAACAGTCTGTTTAAATGCTTCAGAAGCTTCTTGACCAAAATCTGAACGGATACTATCTGCTAGTTCAATCATAGACTTAGTTTGATATTGCCCGACACGTTGCATCCATGTTGTATAGTCATTGACCATATCACCGGCAGCGGTAATAGCCTTGGCCTTACCTTCTTCGTCTTCCCATAATAGCTTTGCTAGACTTTCGTTAACAATAGCAACATGGCGACGGAAAATTAATGTAGATTCTTTGATTTTCTTTTTACTCTTAGCGGCGCCTTTCATTGGCTCTTTCTTATTTCCATCTTTATCTAGATCTAAGAAATCTGGCTTGGCAGCTTCTTTAACTTTCTTCTTAACTGGTTGATCTTCAGTACCTTGTGCTAGTTGGTCAGTCTTACGAGTAACTCTTTGTGCAGGGTGCTTCTTACCACTCTTGTCTGTCCAAGTAGTAGCAGTCTTGTCAAACTTGCCTGTATCTTCTTTAAATGGCTTGCCTGCTTTGGCAGCGGCCTTAGCACGGCTACCCCAAACTTCGTCTTTAGGTGTTTCGACTTTGCCGTCGCCATCATAGTCTCGTTTTGCTTTTTTAGCTTCGTTTGTTTTCATGTTTGTTCCTTCAATGCCTTCAGAGGCTTTTTTCTTTTTCTTTGGATGCTTGATATGCGCCCATGCAATACCTTCTGCTTCCTCTTTAGACTTACCCTTTTTCATCATACTAGCAGTGATGTGCTTGGCCTGACGATCTACCTTAGCACCTTCTCCTAACATTTCTTTGATCTTAGTGTTTAGAACACTGATAACAAACTTATCTTTTTGATATGTTTCTTTAGTTAATAGATCATTAAAGTTACTAGTGGCTTCAACTTGATGAATTTGCGTTCTTAAAATATTTCGATAGTTTTCTAGTTCTTCTCTAGTATACTTGTCAAAATTAATCTTGGTACCAAACTTCTTAAACATGTTTTCGTTAAGTTGTTCAGCAGTTATAGTTTTTGTAAAATCGAGTGTCTTCATGGGTCTTTCCAGAATTTGATATACTATTTATTCAACCTACGCAGTTTTTCAAAGCTCGCCATTATTGATGTTCGAGCTTCAATTTTCTTACCGCGGGCTATATTGTACTTAGTATACATTAAATCAGCTCGATCTATATCTTTGCGTTTTAAACTGTTCTCTGCTTGTTTTTTTGCTAGGGTTTCATAGAATAAATT